ATCATTCTGAACTTACAGTAAAACCACTACGAGAACGTCAGTTAGATATAGTTTACGATCCTACACTTACTATTGGAAACATAAGAACAGAGCTTGATAAAAAAGTTTCTACACTAAAACCTAAAGTAGTTATTGTAGATTATGTAAACCAAGTGAAGAGAGCTGCTGTATCCAATAGTAGAATGGGACAGTATGATTGGACAGAACAAATAGAAGTAAGTAAGTCACTGAAAGCTATGGCTCAAGACTACGGAGTGGTTATGATTTCTCCGTATCAAACGGATGCCACAGGAGAAGCTAGATTTGCAAAAGGTATTCTTGATGCCGCAGATACTGCATTTGCTTTAGATGCACATCAAAAAGAAGACAATGCAATCACTTTCAAATGTGTAAAGATGAGAAACGGTGAAGAGACTGACTTTACTTCAACAATGGATTGGGCTACTCTAAAGATAGGCCCAGAGACAGGAAGAATACAGACGGAGGAGGAATCAGATGAAGATCCCTATGATATATGAGTGACCATCATTTAGGACAGGTAGTTGTTAGACCTTGGGGTCAATACCAGGTTATTGGTCAAGGTTTTGGTTTTTACGCTGCATCTTCTCATATGTACAAAATTAAAACCATTACTATAGAGCCTGGCAAGTCTATAAGTTTACAGTATCATCTTCATAGAAAAGAAATATGGACTGTGCTACATGGAGCCGGTAAAGCAAAGATAGGTGGTGAGAAGAAAATAATATTAGAAGGAGATACAGTGACTGTGCCTGTGGGAGTAGTGCATAAACTTTCCAATCCGGGTAAAACTAAACTAATAATTTTGGAATCTCAAATGGGCTCTTACTGCGAAGAAGATGATATAGTAAGACTTAATAAGCCCACAGAAGTAGTAAAGCCCGATGAACTACCTGAGGAGAAAAAATAACTTGACAATTCTGTGGGAATGTAGTATAATACTTAGAACAAATATAAGGAGTGACCATGATAATCCAGGGTTCTTTGAATCACAGCGTTTCGGGGCGCAAGAAAAAGTCTATTGGAAGAAAGGGGAAATCGACCTACCAGATGAAAAGGGAGGACCTTTCCCGTTCTACATGGTCTCCGCCGCCTCCTATGGCACATACTATCCGGCCAGAGTACCCATCAGCCCCACCTTCTACGGCTCAGACTCCGCGTATCGAGAGAGAAAAGTCAGAAAAATACACGGTGGCTATAGCGTACAACAAAGGTGCGTACCAAGTTATCCCTAATGAGGATATAAAATATATTGGAAAATGAGAGAGACAAGCATACTTATTGCAGACGTTGGGTGGACACTCATCTTTTTTAGTCTGTTCTATTTTAAGTTTACCGGAGAATATCTTATGGAGGAGTTTCCTCAGATAAGAAAAGGGCTGCTAACTGTTGTAGGATACTACTTCATGGCAGCCATGCTATGGCAATTAACATGACACCAGTTGAAGAATTATTAGTAGCAAAAGATATACCTTATAAAGTATCAGGTAAAGATGTAGTTATAAAATGTTTAAATCCTGACCATGACGATACCAATCCTAGTCTTAGGGTAGATAGATACATGGGAATGTTTAATTGTTTTGCCTGCAACTTCAAAGGAAATATATTCAAACACTTTGATGTAAGTGTTAGTCAAGTAGGAATAAAAAGAGAAGGATTACTAAGACTCATATCCTCACTAAGAGCATCAAGTATAGGACTATCAGTTCCCGAAGATGCAATGCCCTATGCGGGTGGATGGCGGGGAATCAAACCAGAAACATATGTAAAGTTTGGAGCTTTTAAACATCACGCATCACATTTCCTAGGAAGAATAGTATTTCCTATAAAAGATGCCTCTGGTAGAATAGTATCTTTTCAAGGCAGAGATGACTCTGGTACTCTAAATAGTAAGTATATGTTTTGGCCCTCGGGAGCAAAGCTTCCTCTTTTTCCTCAAGTAAAACCAGTACAAGGAAAAGTAATTTTAGTAGAGGGAATATTTGATATGCTAAACTTACATGATAAAGGATTAGAAAATGCTGTATGTTGTTTTGGAGCAAAAAACTTTACAAAAGAAAAATTAAATCACTTAAAGATAAGTGGTGCTCAAGGAATGGACATACTGTTTGATGCGGATGACGCAGGGCAAGATGCAGCAGAACAGATAAAGAAACTGGCAGAAGACTTTCCAGTGAGAACAATTAAACTAAAAAACGGTGACCCTGCAGAATTTAATGAGGCTCAGGTACAAGGACTAAGGAGAAAATTATATGGCTAAAATAGCTTTGATAGAAGCTAAACCTAGTAAAAATGACTATATCAGACTTTTTGATAATGAGTTTGAATTTGATGAGTTCAAGCTATGCTCTACTTCTGTAGCAAAAGTATTGAAGAAAGATGTTGATATAGAGTTTGATCCTGACCAGTATGATTGGGTTATACTTGTCGGTTCTGAGCCTCTTAAATACTATACTAAAGTTACTCAGGTAATGCAATATGCAGGCACTATCGTAGACGATAAATTCTTGCCTACAATTAATCCTGCTATGCTTTTATTCAAGCCTGAAAGTAAAAAGGTGTGGGAAGATGCAAAAACAAATATTCTAGCTTACATCTCTGGAGACAAGAAAAAAGCAGAGATAAACGATGATAAGTTTGAAGGTATAGAAGATTCTCAAAGAGCCTTAGAGTATGTGCAAATGTGTATAGATGCTCCAGGAGAGTATGTTGCAATAGACACAGAGACTACAGCTTTATACCCCCGTGACGGGTATGTTCTGGGTATCAGCCTTTCTTGTTCAGAAGATGCAGGGTGTTACATCAATTCTGATTGTGTTGATGAAGATGTAGAAAAGAAACTACAAGAACTCTTCGACACTAAAAGAATGGTGTTTCATAACTCCAAGTTTGATATTCCAATGATAGAGTTTCACTTCGATCTCAAGATTACTAGATACGAAGACACTATGCTTATGCACTATGTACTTGATGAAGTTCCTGGAGGTCATGGTCTAAAACAACTTGCAATCAAGTACACAGACTACGGTGATTACGAAAAGCCAATGTACGAGTGGATGGACGAGTACAGAAAACAAAATAAAGTACTCAAAGATGATTTCAAGTGGGAATGGATTCCCTTTGACATTATGAAAACTTATGCAGCCATTGATGCTTGTGTAACTTTCATGCTTGCAGAAAAGTTTCTTGGAGCACTCAAAAGAGGCAACCCAAACCTACTAAGAGTATATCAAACTATACTTCTTCCAGGAGTAAGATTTCTTATAGAGGTGCAAGATAATGGTGTACCGTTTGACAGAGAAAGACTAGCTGCAAGTCAAAATCTCATGCAAGAAGAAATATATGCGGCTGTAGAAGAACTTAATCAGCACGAAGCAGTAAAGAAGTTCGAGCAAGATCAAGGAAAAGAGTTCAACCCCAACAGCGTTCTTCAACTAAGAAAGTTGTTGTTTGACTATATTGGTTTGACTCCTACAGGAAAAATGACAGAGAAAGGTGAAAACTCTACAGATGCAGAAGTTTTGGACAAGTTATCATTACAACATGAAGTTCCAAAACTAATACTAGAAGTTCGTAAAAAGAACAAGATAAAAAATACATATCTTGATAAAATTATTCCACAACTGGATCAAGATAGTCATCTCAGAACTAACTTCAATCTACACGGTACAACTAGTGGTAGACTGAGTAGTTCTGGCAAACTAAATATGCAACAGTTACCTAGAGATAATCCTATTGTAAAAGGATGTATCAAAGCATCTCCAGGCCATAAAATAGTTGCAATGGACTTGACCACTGCAGAAGTGTATGTAGCAGCAGTTTTGGCAGATGACTTAGAACTGCAAGATATATTTCGGTCAGGAGGTAACTTTCACTCATCGATTGCTCACAAAGTATTTGGACTAGATTGTCCTGTCGAGGAAGTTGCAGAAAAGTATACAGGGTACAGACAGGCTGCAAAAGCTGTAACCTTTGGTATTATGTACGGAGCAGGACCACATAAGATCAGTGAACAAGTTACAAAAGATGGTGGAAAACTATCTGTAGAGCAAGCTAGAAAAGTTATCAAAGATTACTTCGGTACATTCTGGAAGCTAGAAGACTGGATAGAAAGTAACAAGAATCTTATACAAAAAGAAGCGTCAGTGTACTCTTTCTTTGGTAGAAAAAGAAGATTGCCAAACGTCAAGTCTGACAACAAAGGAATCATAGGTCATGAAGTAAGATCAGGTCTTAACTTTTTAGTTCAGTCTGCTGCTTCTGACATCAACTTGATCGGGGCTATGGAAGCTCAACAAGAAATAAAAACAAGAAACATGAAAAGTAAAATCTTTGGTCTAGTGCATGACTCTGTACTAGCAGAAGTTCCAAACGAAGAGGTAGATGAATACAGCGAACTTCTTTTAAGATGTATACAAAAAGACAGAGGATTATCAATCAAAGACTGTCCGATAGGGTGTGACTTTGAGATTGGAGAAGATTATTCGATGGGTAAGTTTGTAAGCAAGTATGCTTCCATCGCTTAGATTTAGACAAGTTGTAAATTTAACATATCCTGTATTTATACTAAACACAGAAGAGGTATCTTACAGAGATGGACTACTGTTTGCAAATGACCTAGTAATTGATGATAAAAATCAAGAAGCCCCAACACTTGGGCAAAGGAGACTACTAACTACGCACAAACTATATCCGCTGAGAAGAACTTTAGTTGATTTTAGTGCTGTTATAAGAAGCGGAAAGAAGTGGTTTATAGACTCAAATGGAGTTGCTTTTGAGTACGAAAAAGTTAAGTACACGGCTGTAAAAGCTCATAAAATATTACGAAAGATACCGAAGGGGTCTGCAACGGTCTTAGTTATTGAAAAACTAAACTTTAGAGTAGCAGTGCCAAGACCACCCCCTCGTAGTTTTGAATGGGCACTTATGATGTATTTAGACAAGTATCCTTGGAGAATCTTTGGATATGCTGATGAAAAATTGCCCGATAGTAGAAGGAAAATTTAATGGCTAAGAACTATGGAAAGAACGCTTTAAATGCTTTGAACTTCTCAATATGTGATATTGAACCTCTAACAAAAAGTCAGTTATTGGCTTTTGACTCTGAAAAACATATGATACTGCATGGATGTGCAGGCACAGGAAAAACTTTTATCTCTTTTTATATTGCCTTTGACGATATAATAAAAGGACTTTACTCTAATATATTAGTTATAAGAAGTGCAGTTCCTACTAGAGATATAGGGTATCTTCCAGGAAACGAAGAAGAAAAAACTAGAATATATGAGGAACCTTATAAAGATATAACTAAAGAGTTATTTCAAAGAGGAGATGCGTATAAGACTTTAAGAGAGAAAGGTTTAATTGACTTTATGACAACCTCATACATACGAGGATTAACTTTTAATAACTCTGTAATAATAGTCGATGAGTGTCAGAATATGAGCTTTCATGAATTAGATAGTATTATTACTAGGGTAGGGCATAATTGTAGAATTATATTCTGTGGAGATTTCTTCCAGTCTGATCTCAAACAAAATGGACTAAAAAGTTTTCTACAGATAACAAAAGCTATGAACGAATTTGACTTTATAGAGTTTGGAATATCAGATATAGTTAGAAGTGATTTTGTTAAAAATTATCTAACTTGTAAGCATAGCATAGAAGGTCTTAGTCCGTGAAAAAGATTTGGACTATATGGAAGTATACCATAGGCTCATTTTCAGACGAAAAAACTGCTGATTATGATGATATAGTAGCCGTACTAAGAACTACTATAGTAATAGTTAATTTTGTAACTTGTTTCTTTATTATGGGGAATATAATACATAACTGGTAATGAAAGCAGTAATATCTAACAGAATATACATGGACTGTGATGCGTTCATGGAGCAGAAACTTGATGAGGAACTAACTTATACTATTCCTTCATACAAGAAAAATGCTGCACCTCAGATTATCAAAAATATGAGAAAGATAAATAGTAGTGTAGTATCTATTCCGGTTGGAAGAACTGACTTGATACCAAGTAACTATGAAATAAAAGATAAGAGAGTTTATTCTTCTGCTTACTTTCCAGAGTTTAGATTCTCGTTAAGAGAAAGCCAGCAGGAAGTGCACGATCAACTAAATGATAATGCAATAATAAATGCTTGGGTATCTTGGGGCAAAACATTTACAGCTCTTGCAATAGCTAAAAAATTGCAACAAAAAACACTAATAATTACTCATACCATTGCTCTTAGAAATCAATGGGAAGAGGAAGTTCAAAAGGTGTTCGGGGTCGAAGCGGGTATAGTCGGCTCAGGAAAATTTAATATTGATAGCTTTGTGACAGTCGGAAACACTCAAACACTCTATCGCAACATAGAACAACTTGCGAAACAGTTTGGAACAGTGATCGTGGACGAAATGCACCACCTTCCCGCTAAAAGTTTCAATGCTCTTGTGGACAGTAATTATGCTCGATACAAGATTGGACTGTCAGGAACTGTTGAACGAAAAGACGGAAAACACGTTATATTTAGAGATTTCTTTGGCGATAAAAAATTTACGCCACCAAGAGAAAACTATATAGAACCTACTGTTGATGTTATTCGTTCAGATATTAGATTCATGGATGGAGCGCACGTACCGTGGGCAATACGAGTAAATGATCTGGTACAGCAAGAAGAGTATGGACAACTTGTATCCATGCTAACTGCTGTATACCATAAAAAAGGTCACAAAATACTCGTACTGAGTGATAGAGTAAACTTTCTGAAAAGGTGTGCACAAACACTCGGACAAAAGTGCGTAACTATAACTGGAGAAGATCCGCTAGAAGTTAGACAGAAAAAGATAGAGTCTGTAGTATCTGGAGAAAATACAATAATCTTTGGAACTCAGGCAATCTTTTCAGAGGGTGTTAGCATAAACCCTCTAAGCTGTCTTATACTTGCTACTCCAGTTAACAACGAACCATTGCTCACGCAATTAATAGGTCGGGTAGTTCGTCACTCACCCGGTAAACTGAAACCTGTGATAGTGGATATAAATTTGAAAGGGAAAACAGGAGCTAGACAAGCCAATTTAAGGCTTGGACATTATCTTAAAGAAAGCTACCAAGTACAATTTATAGATATGTGAAAAATAATTCTTGACTTTTCAACTCATTTACTTTATAATATATAATATTCGTGGAAAATTTAATTTTATATAATTGGCCTAAAATAGTGTCAAACTCAAATGGCAGAGTATCCAAGATGTTGGAGATTCTGTCACACTTAACTTTTAGATTACTCCCCGAAAACGAAGAAGACTTTAGATACCAAATATCTCAACAGGATTGGTCTGGAGATAGTTTTCTATTGAATCCTTCAAAAATATTTATACATAGGCATCAGTTCAAAAGCCGAGAGATTGCTGAGTATGTGGCACTTGCATCTCTTAGGTCTTATGCTGAATATAAAGCCACACGAAAAACAACTTTAAATCTAATCGAGTGTCCTGTAGAACAGGTCCAGATAAAAGATAACAGGCTACTATCCTTCTGGAATAATGAAATTTATTTCTGTTGGGAAGAAGTCCACTAGGAGAAAATAATGGGAATTAAGTTCGGAGCAGCCAAGGGACAGGCTAAAAAGTCCAATATAGAGCAGTATACTTACAAAAACGGAGACAATGTTGTCCGTATGACTGGCGATTTATTGCCACGGTATGTTTACTGGGTTACAGGCGAAAACAACAAAAACCTGCCTGTAGAGTGCCTTAGCTTTGACAGAGAAGCTGAAGCATTTCTCAACAAGGAAAAGGACTGGGTAAGAGAGTACTTCCCCGATCTAAAATGCGGATGGTCATACTGCATTTCTTGCATAGACCCAAGCGACGGAAAGGTAAAAGTTTTGAATCTCAAAAAGAAGTTAATGGAGCAAATTTTAGTTGCTGCAGAAGACTTGGGCGATCCTACAGACAATGAAACTGGTTGGGATGTTCACTTCAAAAGAGTTAAGACTGGCCCCTTGGCTTACAATGTAGAATACCAACTACAAGCACTAAAGTGCAAGCCTCGTGCACTGACTGTTGAAGAAGCAGCAGCAGTAAGCGCAGCTACCCCTATCGATGAGTTACTTCCTCGTCCAACTCCAGACGCTCAAAAAGAGTTACTGGAAAGAATAGTAGGAGCGTCCAGCTCTGAAAATACTGATGACGAAGTTCTTGAAGAAGAATTCGACGTAGCGTAACACCTCAATATCTGGGAGGAGCTTCGGCTCCTCTTGGATTTTTTTAACTTAAATTCAGGAGTAATATGTGAATATACTTTTTTCCGCTGACTGGCATCTGAAGTTAGGAGCGAAAAATATACCTAATGAGTGGGCAAAAAATAGATATTTAGAATTTTTTGACAGACTGCATGAACTAGAGAAAGAAGTATCCTTACATATTATTGGTGGTGATATTTTCGATAGAGTACCTAACTTAGAAGAGTTAGAACTTTATTTTGAGTTTGTAAGAAATGCAAAGATAGAAACAATAATATTTGACGGTAATCATGAAGCTACTAGGAAGAATAAAACTTTTCTTAGTTCTCTAAAATCAGTAACAGAAACTCTCAATCCTATGGTAAAGATCATAGATGACATCTATCAGGATGAGCGGGGTTTCAGTATACTGCCCTACTGTCATTTGCATAGAAAAGGTGCTATAGAGGAGTTAAATCAAGACTTACCTCTATTTACTCATGTAAGAGGAGAGATTCCTCCTCATGTTACACCGGAAGTAGACCTAGAAAGGTTTGACAGATTTCCTGTTGTTTTTGCAGGAGACTTACACGCTCAAGAAAATTCACAAAGAAATATTGTGTATCCTGGCAGTCCTATGACTACCAGTTTTCACAGATCAAAAGTAAATACGGGAGTTCTGGTAATTTTAGATGACTGGGAGTGGGCGTTCCAATACTTACCCTTACCACAACTGCTAAGAAAAACTGTTACAGATGAAGAAGAGATGATTCCTGGCACTTACGATCATGTGATATATGAAATACAAGGCGATTTGAGTGACTTAGCTCAAGTAAAAGATAATGAACTGCTCGATAAAAAAGTTGTAAAACGAAGTTCAGAAGCTACTTTGTTGCTGTCAAAAGAAATGACAGTAGCAGAAGAATTATTTGAGTATCTAACTTACGTCTTGGAAATATCTGAAGAAAAAATACCTGCAATTATAGGAACATTTAATGATTACGCTAAAAACGCTTAGATGGGATAACTGTTTTTCTTACGGTGAAAATAATCAAGTAGACTTATCTGATAACAAACTTACTCAGATAATTGGTATAAATGGTGTAGGCAAGTCTTCTATACCACTTATTCTTGAAGAAATATTATTTAACAAAAACTCCAAAGGAGTTAAAAAAGCAGACATTGCAAATAGAAATGTAGGAAAAGGCTACACTATATTTTTGTCGTTTGAAAAAGACGGAGAAGAGTACGAGATTCACTTAGATAGAAAGAATAGTCTAAAACTAAAATTACTGAAAGATGGGCAAGATATTTCTAGCCATACAGCTACAAATACTTACAAAACTCTTAACGAGATTATAGGAATTGATTTTAAAACTTTCTCTCAAGTAGTGTATCAAAATACAAATGCAAGTTTACAATTTTTGACTGCAACTGATACCAACAGAAAAAAGTTTCTTATTGATCTTTTGAATCTTGATGAATATGTAGAATTGTTTGAGACTTTTAAAGTAG